CCCGAGCAGCGTGTAGATCTGGATCTTGCGCGGTGGCACGCCTGCATGGCGCAGGATCGCCATCGCCTCGCGGATGAAGTCGCGCTCCACGAGATCGTCGTAGGCGAGCCGCCAGACGCCGCGGTTGATGGCCCGCCACCGCTCGAACACCGGCGCCGAGAAGGTGCGCGGCTCGAACCCGCTGTTGGCGTCGAGGAGGGGGACGTCCTCCTCCTTGTACCGACGGACGATGTAGTCCTGATATTCTGCTGGCAGACCTTGAAGCCGAGGGCGGCGTAGTAGATCGCCAGCTTGCGCGCGTCGGGCAGCCGGAACGTGAAGGCGATCGACAGGTAGGCGCGATCGCCCTCAACCCACGCGGCGAGGCCACCAGACCATTCGCCGCGATCGTAGGAAGCGCTCAAGGCCGCCCTCCTTCGATCTCGGGCGGGGCGGGGTGTTCGATGCCCGTTGCCTCGGCGTTCCCGCTCTGCCCCTCCGAAATGGAAAGGAACGCCTTTTGTCCGGAAAGAACTTTCCGCTCCCCCTCAGCGGTCGGGGTGTCGGATGAAACGGGGGTGTGGGAGGGCGCGAAGAAGCCGAGCGAGCCCTTGCACGGGATGAAGGGCAGCGGCCGGGCCTCGCGCATCAGGATGCCGTAGCGGCCGACGAACCACGGGCTGTCAGAGCGATCGACACAGCCGGTGATGACGGCCTCGCCGACGATGCCGCCGGTCTCAAAGGTGTGCGGCAGAACGGCATACAGATCGATGTCGAGGGGCTGGCCCGTGACCGGATGGTAGCCCTTGCGCAGCGCCTCCATGGCGTCGCGGTCCACCTTCTTGCCGGCGTGGATCAGCACTGGGCCGCGGCGGTGGCAGCGCCAATCCCGGTTCTCGATGTCCTTGAAGCCGTTGACGATGAGCCACGACCACGGCTGCATGATCGAAAGCGCCTTAAGCGGCTCCTTCCCCTCGACTGCGGAGACGAGGGACGCGGTGGGAGGGGAGGTCATGCTGCCCCACCCTTGCGAGAGGGAGCGCCGGTGAGGGCGGCGAATGCGCGGGTGAGCAGGCTCTGAGCTGAAGGGCTGCACGTGCCGGTCACCGGGGTCGCCGAGGCCGGCCGGCCGCTCTGCTCGTCGGCCATGAAGCGCATCGTGAGCGAGACCAGCCGCTCAAGGTCGGCGAGCGCTGCGGTGTCCTGCTCCGCCGCCTCGACGAGGCGATGGGTCTCCGGGCAGTTGGCCGGGACGCCGATGCTCCGCGCCTCGCGGCGGTAGCGGTTCTGGCGGACGGCCATGTCTTGGATCCGGACCCGGAGGCCCGCGAGCCGCGGCTTATCGAAACCGGGAAGGCTCAGCATGCGCAGGCCTCCTGCGAGGCGGCGTTCAACCGGCGCGCGCGGCGCAGGCGGCTTACGGTGACGGGGATGCTGCTCCTCTTCAGGCCGAAGCGTTCGGCGAGATCGGCGTGAGCCATGCCTTCGTCGGCCAGCTTCAGCAGGCGGGCATAGCCGGCGGCGCCCAGGCCCTTCGTGCCGCGACGGCACTGCACGCCGAGGTCGCGGGTATGGATGGCGACGCAGGGGGCCGACCGGCCAACCAACTCGGCGATCTCTTCGAGGGGCAGGCCCTGCGCACGCAGGCGGCGCATCCGCGCCCGCTCGGGCATCGTGACAGGCGTCAACGGCATGGATCAGCGCTCCACGTAAATCGGACGGGGCGGAAGACGGGTCTTGGTGAGGGGCTTGGAGGCCCGGCACTGAGGCGGGCGCTTCGGCATGGGCGCGCTGCGGATCGGCCGGTGCGGCGCGGTCCGGATGCCGTGGTGGGCGTCCTCGCGGTGCTGCGCCTTCGCGCGGTCGGCGGCGTCCTGCTTGGTCTTCTCTTTGTGGCAGGGGTCGCAGAGCACCTGGCAGTTCGAGAGGATCGGCTCGCCGCCCATCCAATCGGGGATGCGGTGGTCGTAGGCGAACTTGCCGACCGTCAGGGGGCAGCCGCAGCCGGCGCCCTCGCACTTGCCGTTGGCACGCTCGCGGGCTTCCCGGCGCACCTGCTTGCTGAACTCGCGGCGAGCCATCAGTGGATGCCCCGCACGAAGGCCATCGCCTGCTTGGCGTGCTCTGCCTTCAACTCCCCGCGCATGAGCGCCTGAGTGAATGCCTGCATGTCCTCAGCGAGGACGACGCGATTGCCGGTGTCGAGCGTGATGAGGCGCAGGCGGTAGCCGCAGATCGTCGTCTCGCGTTCGACGATGGCTTCGGGCAACTCGCTCACGGCCGCTCCCCCATCGCAGCAAGGGCAGCCTCGACGAGCTCACCGGTGGCCCTCGGCATGGCCGTGTCGGTGTCGGGATCGCGGCAGGCGTCGCGGACGGCGAGCAGGGCCTTGGCGGTCAGCGGAGCAGCGTTGATGATGCTCACGATCTCGGCGGCGGCCTTTGCGCAGAGCGGGCCGTCGAACTGCATGTGCCGGCCGTTGGGGGCATCGCCGAAGCTGAGCCACGTCGTGCCGTCGGGGCGCTCCCCGAACGCGGCCGGAAGCGGGAGGAACTTGAGGCTAAGCGCCGACATCAGGCCGCCTCCACCGCTTCGCAAAGCGGGCGGTCAGCGAAGTCGAACACATCGTTCTCGCTGCCATCGGGCGCTACGACGACGACCGGATTTAGCTTGAAGAGCCCGCCGCCGGCGTAATTGCAGGGACCGGCGCCCGAAGCTGCGAAGGCGTCACGCGGCTTGCCTGCTTGGTATCGGCCGATACAGGAGAAGGCTGTTGCCCCCTCAGGAGCGCCGGCTTCGCGCCAGTCCTCAACGCTGATGGCGACACGGCAGGCGGGACAGCGAAACCACCACCCTGCAGACGCTTGACCATACCGTTCCCGCGCGGCGGCGTGCCAGTCGGCGAGCGTGATGCGACGGGCCGCCATCTCACAGCACCCCGTGAGCGCGGGCGCAGGCCACGATGGCGAGCGCGCAGATGACCGCGATCGAGCCCATACCGGCGGCGATCGAGACAGGGTTGAGATCGGTCGGCTCAGCGGCCGGGCGCGGCACGGACATGGCGCTCCCCATTGTCGTTGGAGGGTCGGGAGAAGATCAGGGCCGGCGGCGGCACGAGGCGCCTGCAGCGGCCGAGGAAGATGCGAACACCGGCGACGTAGGCGGCCAGTGCAATCCCGGCCGCGAGGAGATCCTGGGCCAGGGCGAGCACGGTGGGTTAGGCAGCGGCGGGAGAGACGAAGCCGGCCTCGTGGGAGGCGTGGGCTGGGCTGGCGCTCTTGCCGTAGGGGTGTGCGGCGTCGAGGCGGGCGAGTTCGGCGCCGACCGCGTGCGCGCGATCGATCAGCGAGCGCTCCGCGATCTCGACGGCGTCGGCCCGGCGCATCACGGTGCGATTGATGTTGCGATCGTTGTGCTGGATGCGCTGCGACTGCGCCTCCGCAAGGTCGGCCTCGCTGGCATAGGTGCCGGTGGTGCCCGCAAGCGCGTTCCGGCAGGTGGCGCGGAGGCTGATCATCGCCTCCTCCAGGCGCAGCCGCACCATGTTCGCGCTCTGCGAGCCACGCGGACCGAGCTGCGCGCCCGTCGCGTCGTCGATGGCGATCTTGCGCACCATCTCGCCGTAGGCCTGCGCCGCGAGGCACAGGTGCTCGACGGCATCGGCGAGATCAAGGGACGAGATGGCGGGCTCGGGCTGGCCGGACTGGCTGAATGGCGCGCACATGGGTGGCCTCGTCGGGCTGATGTTGCGGGAAGGCGAAGGGGCGCGCCGAAGCGCGGCAGGCTCAGGCGGCGCGGGCGGGCGCCGGCTCTTCAGCCGTGAGGTCGAGCGCAACGGCGAGGCGTTCGCGAGCGGTGAGGAGACCGGTCTTGCCGAGGGTGCAGCGATGAAGCTCGGTCGCGCCGCCGTCGGCCATACGCTCGACCCAGCCTTCAACCTCAGCGGGGTGGATGTCGGTGCGGAGGCCGACGATGCGGGCGGCGCCTGCGGCGTCGCGGGCGACGGCTAGGGCGACGCACGGCCCACCGAAGGCCAGGGAGCCAGCCTCAAGGCGATCGACGCGGAAGATGTGGCGGTCGCCCGTCAGGCCGCGCCAAGCGGAACCCAGGTAGGTGAAGCCGCCGGGCTCTTTCGGGTTCGGCAAGCCGCTCAACCGCTGCGCCTCGCAGATCGCCGCGAGGGCCGCGCGCTGCCCGCGCATCCGGTCTTTCTCACGGCCCCAATTCAAGGGTGGCTTGTTGGACATCGGCGGCGGCTCCATCGCGGGTGGCGATGGGCCTAGGTAAGCACAGCTTTCCTAGGTAGGCAAGAGAAAATGTAAGCTAAACTTTCCTCAGCTTGCCGGCGCAGCTATCCACAGGCTGCAAATTTCTCTGCGGACCATCCTCGACACCGCCGCGTTGCCGCTCCACCATAGAACGAAAGGCGAACATGCCGGAAGGTGATTGGGTGGGATCGAGGCGTGGGCGCGGCGAAACGGAGCTGTCGGATGTCGCCTTTCTCACGGTCACTTGTGACGACTGCGGGCGACAGAATTGGTGGGCACGGTCGCATCTGGACGAAGCAGAGCGCAGCGGCCTCGGGACGGTCTCGGCCCTAGGGAGGAAACTACGATGCACCTACTGCGCGGAGCGCGGCGGCAGTGGGCAAAACCTGAGCCTACGCGCTGTACCTCAAGAGGAGACGGATCATGTCGGGAAGTGAGCGGTACGGCGCGATGACCTTCGTGCGCGATCGGTTCGGACAACTCCGCGAGGGGCGGGTCTACCCATGCAGCGATGGCGAGGTTGCGAGGAAGGTCGCTGAGGATCGCGTACAGCAGGGCTGGGCGCCCGGCGCGGCTGCCTTCCTACGCAGAGGAGGTGGCGAGTTCGACGAGGGCGAGACGATCACCCTCGCTGCGTTCGGCGATGTGCCGGCAGAAGTGCGAGATCAGATGCCGTTCTAGGTAGCCATCAGATCATGCAGCAACAGCACCTACAGCGCTAACCGCTCTGTCAAACTCGACAAGCCGAGAGGTCGCGCCAAGCACGCCAATGTTAGGGGTTTGCTTAGCGTCGACAAGGACGGAATATCGATTGAAACCCTCGGAGTCGCTTAATCGACTGATGTCGAAGAATTTAGTGACAGATGAATTAACAGCATTAGCGTTGGCGGCAACAAGCTCAATGAGAGCAGGGCGCCCTTGCGTCTTGATGAGCAGGTCCAACTCCCATTCACCAGTTGCGCCCTTGACAATTGCGTCTCTGACTACCCGATGGGAGCCAAACTGGCGGTCGAATTGCAGAGCGAGCTTATCGATACTTAGCTCGAACCGGCGATTTGCCAAGCGCTGTGCTGCAGTCTCAACCGCGATCTTTGAGGTATTTGCAACCATGATTGCTGCAGTTACCAGTGCTTCCTTTGGAACCTCGATGTCGAAGATCAGATCGCTATCAAAGCGGATGCCATTGGCCTCCGCTAACTCGCGGGCAATGCGCGTAAAAATGCGAGCGCCGCCGAGCAGATCCGCTTCGCGCGCGCCATGTCCCCCGTCAGTGATGAAATAGCTACCGCGGTCTTCTCGCAGGGTCAGCACCACTCGCGACCCGCCGGGATAGAGCAGCGGAGTGACGATCGTCGGGGCTTCAGCGGCCGGCTTTGCATACGCGAGCGACCGAGCGACCTCATCAGCAATGGCGCTGATGCTGGCCGGCAGTATGAAGCTCGAGGCCACGACCAGGCCGAGAGGCGACGTCATATCAGGCTCCCATGCGTTGGTGGTGGCGGAAGCATTGTGAGGCCCTCGACATTGAACGCTAACTCCGCCGCCCGCAAGAAATCCTTTAGATGCTGCGGCTCTTCGGACAGAGGGAAGGCAACGGGCAAATTGCCTTTCGGATCAAAGGCTTTGCTTTTGAGAGCCATGTTCTGCGCGTAGGGATGAACGTGTGACCCATCTATTTGTGGCGGGCATTTGAATTGCCGCCAGAACGCGTTGGCATGAGGCGATGCCGGTCGGACATCAACGCGCGAGATACATACCGGCTTGCTCTCGTAAGACACATTAAAGAGGGCCGTCATGTCCTCCATTTGGCGGTAGCGCCACATAAGGATCACGACTTCAACACCTTCGAGCGACGCACCAGAGGCGCCCATGACTTGAACATGCAATCTGCAGCGCTCGGCTTCGTGCGATACGAGTCTCGTCCGACCTGCTTTAGAAGCTGCTTGCTTGCTCTCTAAAAATGGTTGGGGTGTTTCCCAATCTGGCCAACTAAAGATAGTCTTTGGCTCGTCGATCAAGCACCGCCATTCGGCAAAAGGGAGATCGGACACGCCAGCTTGCTCGCTCAGATCCCGATTAGCTCAAGCCACGGGATTACCCGGTGCACTCGTACGACCTCGCTCTCGTCGATCGGATCGAGCGGACCTGACGGATTGTGCTGTTCGAGCTTCAGCTTGCCGGCGCCGCGAGCGACCAGGCGCTTGACGAAGGCCGGCCCCGGCTCGCCCTGACGCTCACCGCGAAGCTCGACCACGACGTAATCGCGCGGCTGTGGCCTGCGGTGCGGATCGACGTAGATCGGGGTGCCGTCCTCGTAGGCTGGCGAGATGCTGTCGCCGACAAGGTAGACGACATAGACGTCCTTGCGGTTGGCGATGCCGGGCGGTCGCGGCGCGTAATCGATAAGCTGTCCGTTGAAGCTGAAATCGCCGCCATTACCGCCCGAGCCAGTGCCGTAGACCGGGACGTTGCGCGGCCCCTTGAAAGCCGACACGTCGACAGCGGCTTGGTCCTGGTGCTCAACGACGTTGGTGGCAGGTGTCGGCAGTGCCTCGCTATCAGCGGCGCCCTCGGAGACGTCTTGGTCGAGCAAGACCAGTTCGCCGTTTGTCAACGCGCCGAGATCGACCCTAAGGAGCCTTGCCAGTGCAGGCAGTCGGTCTCGGTCAGGGCCAGTGTCGCCACTTTCCCACTGGCCGACAGCCGGACGCGAGATCTTGAGCGCAGAGGCGATGTCGCCTTGCGTCAAGCCACGAGCCTTGCGGGCCTCTCTGATCACTGGGCCGAGTGGATTAGCCATCGGGATCAATGATGTAAGCAAAGCTTGCGGCCCGCTAGGTAAGTTTCTCTGACGTCGCGCTTGCCTATAAGGTAAGTTTGGCTTACCTTGGCCCCATGAGCGACGTGGCACTCTCTCGCGCGATCAAGGAAGCCGGTGGGCCGAAAGCCCTCGGCGACGCGATCGGCATCTCGTCTCAGGCGATCAGTCAGTGGACTGAGTGCCCGCCCAGGCGCGTCCTGGCCGTCGAGGCCGCCTCCGGCGTCCCGCGCCACGAGCTTCGGCCGGATCTCTACCCGCCGCCCGGCGCCAGGATCATCGCGCAGCCTCTCAACGAGGCCGCGGCATGACCCACCGCTCCCTCCGTCTCTGCGCCGTCCTCGGCACCGTCGGCATCGCCGGAACGGTCTGCGCGGCAACGCTAGCCGGCGCCTCTGTCTGGGACGCCGCCCGCGGCGGTCGCCTCATCACCCTTTCGTGGAGCCCGACGCCATGAGCGCCGCGCTTCGCTCCCCCTTCCGTCAGCCAAACGGCCCCTTGGCTGTCGGATCGCGCCCGGTCCTTGTCTCCGTTCCCGCGTCGGGATCGGGCGCACCTCAGTTCAACACCGCCAGCATCGGTCGCGTGTCGATGACACGGGCGACGACGTCGCGCGCTTCGTGCGCTGCTTCGGCGAGCGCCGGGTCCACCTGCACCACGCCGAGCATCGCCTCGACCATGTGCCGGGTGAGTTCGTCGCCGGCCCCGTCGCCCCGCTCGACCTCGCGCCGCACCAGCCACGTCACCATGGCGTGCATCGCCAGGATGGTCGCGGCGCCGTCGGTCTCCAGTGTGTGCTCGTTCATTTCGCTCTCCGTTTCGCGCCTCGGCGCGTCCGTCGCCCCTCAGGGGCTCCTCCCTGACTGCCGGGGCGTCATTGCCCCGGCCCTTTCTTCCCGCGCGCCCGCCTCTCGCCGCCAAGCCCGTGGCGGTCGCGCGTCGAACTTTAGTGTTGCGTCCTCCGCTTCAAGTCTTCGTCCAGCGCCTCGCGCCTTCGAGATGCAATTCAGCATGTCGGAGTGCTCAGATGCGGACAATTTTTGCCCGGAAACGGACAATGCAGACCGCTGCTAACCTCGCCAATCCGCTGGTCGATGCCCTGGTGCGCCACGCCGAGCGTCGCACCGGCTCGCGGATGCTGGCCTACGAGGCCGTGGGCCGCACGATCGGCACTACCGCATCGTGGGTGCGCAAGTTCGTCGGCAACCAGCCGGTCCGGCTCGACGCCGACACCTTCCTGCGCATCCGCGCGACCTACCAAGCCAACTGTGACCGCTGGGACGCCCAAGCGGACGAAGATCGGGCCGCGTTCTTCGCGCTCGGAGGGGGAGACGATGCAATGGATCAGAGCACCGATACGGGCGTGGTTTTGGCGAAAGGCGCGGACGCTGCGCGAGGCCGGAAAGCCGCTGCCCTGGTGGCTCCGGTGGTGGATCAGGGCGCGCAGCGACTGACGCACTCGCGCTGAGCACAAAAGCAAACCGCTCGGGCCCCATCCGCGAAGCGGGGCACCGAGCGGTGAGACCAGATCATTCACTGGCAGGAAGGCCGATAGATGACCACGGATGCCGCAAGCATTCAAGGTAGCGAGACCCCGTTTTCCGTAGCGGATCTGATCGCTCGGTTCGACGAAGTTGAACACTGGCGCACGGTTTGGGGCTGGCCGGGCTACGAAGTCAGTTCTTGGGGCGGCGTGCGCCGCCGCGGTCGCAGGCTGAAGCCGGCCGGGGTCGGTAGCTATCCCTTCGTCAGCTTGTCCCGACCGGACAAGAAGCAGTCGGCGCGCATCCATGTGCTCGTTGCGACGGCCTTCCTGGGGCCGGCGCCCTTCGACGGTGCGATCGTCGCTCACAACGATGGCGACCGGTCGAACCTTCGCGCGTCCAACCTGCGATGGGCCAGCGCCCGAGAGAACCAACAGGATCGCGCCCGTCACAACACTCGCTGCCAGGGCAGCCGAGTTCATGGCGCGAAGCTGACTGAAGCGCAGATCCCGGTGATCCGCCAGCGCATCGCGGCGGGCGAGCGCTACCGCGACATCGGCGCCGACTTCGGCGTGTCGGTCCACACGATCTGCCTGATCAAGAAGAACCGCATCTGGAAACAGGCGCGCGGCGCGGCGTGGCCGGTCGCGGCAAGCAAGGAGACTCGCGTATGACCGACAATTCAAGCATTGCAGCTGATCAACTTAAGTCTATCATTGCCCGCATCGAGCGTCTCGAAGAAGAGAAGGCCGGCATCGCTGGCGACATCTCCGACGTCTACGCCGAGGCCAAGGGCAACGGCTTCGACGTGAAGGTGCTGCGGTCCATCATCCGCCTGCGGAAGAAGGACCACGACGAGCGGCAGGAAGAGGAGGCGATCCTCGAGCTGTACCTTCAAGCCCTCGGCATGGCGTAGCCGACATGCGAGCGCCCTCCCTCTCATCCGCAAAGCTGGGCGCGCGCCTCAAGCCCGAGGAGCGCCCGGTCTACGCCCACCGCCGGATCGTGGCCTCGGTCGAGATCCGGTTTCCGCTGCCGCCGAGCACGAACAGCCTGTTCGCGAACGTCGTCGGCCACGGTCGCGTGAAGACGCCGAAGTACCGCGCATGGCGCCAGCAGGCCGCGCTCCTGATCGACGTGCAGCGCCCCGGCCGGATGGCCGGCCCTTGCGATGTCACGATCTACCTTCCGCCCTTCAGCGGCGACATCGACAACCGGGTGAAGCCATGCCTGGACGCGGCGGTTGAAGCGGGCGTGCTCGCTGACGACGGCCAGCGCTACGTGCGCCGCAAGACCGTTGAGGTCGACCGCTCCGCCACAGAGGTCCGCATGGTCCTCACCATGCCCTCGGTCGGAGAGCAGGACCGCGCCGAGATCGAGGTGCGGACCTGCGAAGGCCAGAGCGCCGCGCACATCGCCGTCTCACTCGGTCTCGACGAGGGCCACGTCCGCACCGTGCTCGCGGAGGTCGGTCGATGAAGGCCCACGCCGCCGACACCTTTCCCGACACGCCCCGCAATCGCCGCGAGATCGCGGAGCGCTGGGGGAAGGGCCACGACACCCTTCGGATCGCCCAGGCCATCGGCCTGCACGAGCATCAGGTCTGCCAGATCCTCTCTCGCCTTCAGGACGAGCGCCACGCCGCGCGCATCCAGGGAGGCGCCCGTGCCTGATCCCTACCTCGTCGGGAACGGCCGGTGGTGCTCGACCTGCTTCCCCGGCGGCGCGCCGCGCTCGTTCATCAACGCGAGCCGCATGCGAAAGGCCCGCCCGGGCTGCAACGAGTGCGCCGGAGCCGGCCGCATTCACCTCACCGCTGAGGAGATCGTCGGTGCGACGGTCGCCGAGGTGCGCGCCTGGAGGGCGCGGGCATGAGCGCCGATCCGTCCCTCATCGCTGATCTCGCCCGCGCTGGCCTGGACCCGGAGTTGCTGCAGCGGGTAGCGCTTGAGCTTGCCCGTGGACAGGCGGCGATGGCTGCTGCCGCGAAGGCTGAGGCCGAGCGCGCCGCAAAGGCTGAGGCCGCCGCGGAGGCAAAGCGGGCCGCCAACGCAGAGCGTCAGCGCCGCTTCCGCGACAAGAGTAACGCCTGTAACGCGTTACAGCCCGTTACGGAGCGTTACGAGGCGTTACCCCTCAAAAGGTCCCCCACACCCCCTAAAAACACACCCGAAGATATAACCCCTACGCTTCCTTCGGAAGCTCCGGCCCCCTTGCCGACCAAGCCGCGTCGGTTCGAGTGGCCTGGGGACTTTGAGGCCCGGTTCTGGGCGGCATACCCTCGGCACACCGACCGGAAGAAGGCCATGATCGCCCTCGGCCGAGTCCGCCGGACCGATCGCGTCGCCTTCGGGGACGTCCTGGCTGGCTGCGAGCGCTTGGCCGCTTCCGGCGCCGAGCCCGAGTTCCTGCCTCACGCCTCGACCTGGCTGAACAACGAGCGCTGGACGGACGAGGTGCCCGGCCGCCGGCCGCCCTCAGCCCGCGCCTCGCCGCCCTCTGGCCGCTCATCCCCCGGTTCCCGTCTGCTCGACCGCATGGAGGCTCGCCGTGCCGAACATCACCCCGAAAGCGCACAAGCCCATCACGGCCCCGTCATTGATCACGAGGCCGATGGCGGACCTCATCAGCCGGTTCACGAACAGGCTGGAGGACAAACCGGGCGATTTCCGTCGCAAGCTGCTCTCCGCCTCGTTGGCGCCGGCCGGCGCTGAACGGCAGGTGCTGGAACAACGTCGCGAGGAGTTGCGGGCCTCGCTGATCCCGACGCCGGGCGAGGCGGTCGAGGACGTCGTGCTCGCCGTCTTCACCGGCAGCGACACGTTCGGGATGGACGGCCGGGAGACGGACGCCAAGGTCGCGATTTACGCGCAGCATCTCGAGCATCAGCCGACATGGGCCATCGAGGAGGCCCGGCGCCGGTTCGGCCGCGGCGGCTGGAAGTGCAACTGGAACGGCCGTGGCGTGCCCTCGCCTCAGAACATCAATGCCGAGTGCTCTTTCATCACCCTCGACATTGAGGGCGAGATCACCCGCATCAGCGCCATCCTCGACGCCGAGCTGGTCGACAACGAGACGACCGAGGACGAGCGCAAAGAGGCCGTCGCCCGGTGGGAGCAGATCAAGGCCGAGATGGGCCGCTCCAACGTCATCACTGAGAGGACGGGCGACGAGATCGCTAAGGAGCGCGCCGAGCAGTTGCGCGCCAACGAGGCGGTGGAGCGCCGCGACGCAGAGGCCAGAGAGCGCGCCGGGCTTGCCCCGCGCAACAGCTTCGCGCCTCGCACGGAGACGGTCGAGTGACCTGCGCGAGGTGCGGCGGGGAAACCCGCGTGATCGATAGTCGGCCCGTCGAGGCAGATCCGGGCGTGATCCGGCGCAAGCGCCAGTGCGAGGGCTGCGGGCGCCGTTTCTACACCTGGGAGAGCACTATGAACCCGATCCGGCATCGGGCGAATGCGCGGGCGGCCCGTGAGCGCTGGCGGGCGAAGCACCCTCCCGAGGTCAAGGCCGAGAAGCGCCGAGCGAGCGACCTCCGATACGAGGCCAAGCGCCACGCCGCCGAGACCAATCAGCCGGTCGCCAAGGTGATGCGAGCCTGGAACGTGCCGCCGTCGCTCATCCAGAGCCAGAGGAGCCCACCATGATGCCCGACCTCGACGAGATGAAGCCATTCTGGATGGTCTACGGGATCGGCAGGGGCTCGCCGAGCTATCAGCACAGCACAGAGGTCGACGCCCTTCGTGAGGCCGAACGCCTCGCCGAAGCCCGGCCCGGCGTCACCTTCGTGGTGATGGAGGCGACACAGGCGGTGCGGACGCGTCGGCTCGACTACTTCGACCTGCGTACGGCGCCCCATAGAGATGACCAGCGCCCTCGACATAAGGACTCGGAAGACAACATACCGTTTTGAGGTCCGTCGGTCGCAATTCAGCGAGCCCATTCCCCTCAGGAGGCACTATGTCCGACGACAATTTCGAAGACGCCGCTACGAATAAAGCCGACATCATCTATCTGGCCGCAGCTATCACTGCGTCCTATGTTACGAATAACACGTTGTCGGCCAGGGATCTTCCTGGGCTGATCACCAGCGTGCACGAGGCACTTGCCAGCATGGGCGGCACGAGCGCCACTCCAGTTGCCAAGGCTGAGACCGAGAAGCCGACACCCGCGCAGATCCGCAAGTCCATCACCCCTGACGCGCTGATCTCCTTCATCGATGGCAAGCCCTACAAGACACTCAAGCGGCACCTGAACACGCACGGCCTCGATCCGCACGGCTACAGGCAGCGCTACGGTCTGTCAGCCGATTATCCGATGACGGCGTCAGGTTACTCAGCGAGGCGGGCTGAGGTTGCTCGCGCGACCGGCCTTGGTCGTCACGGCGGGCGAACCGCAGCGCAGTCGGACGCCAGCAAGTAA